TTCTGTACATTTCTTCAATGTAAGTTCCAAAGAACTCATCAGTACATTGCTCTAAAGCAACTCTACATCTACCTGCAGTTATTGTTTTATTGTCAATATCAAATTGTACTACTGGGTCTTGACTTGTTCCTGCACAAGCTGTATAAGGTTGTACAATGTTTTTAAGAGCAGCAGAAGTATAAACATTCATTTTATGTTTAACATTAGGTATTACCCTGTAGTTAGACATAATGTCATCACTTCTAAATACTGGCTCGTAAAATATTTCATTTAAATTAGCACCTCCATAAGTTGCGAAAGTGCCTTTATTTGCTACGTTTCCTGTTGCCATTTTTTTTTATTTTATATTATTAATTATTAAATTTTCTTCTAACTCTATCAGCCATTGCATTGTAAAAACTAAGGTTTCCATCTACACTTTTGTTTTCTACAACTGCAGGATCACCATCTGTACTAATTTCAGTACCTTTAGCATCTGCTTTGCTTAGTAAAGCGTTTAATCTTTCAATTTCATTAGAAAGTGTTTCGTTTTGTCCTTTAGATGAAGTTAGTTCTTCTTCTGCAGAAACGATTTTGCTATTTAAGTCAGTAACACTTGCTTCAAAAGAAGATAATTTATTAGATATTTCTTCATTATCAGACAGGTTTACATTAACTTCTGTTTCAACAACTTCTGATTTATTGTCAGCACCTTTTACAGTAGCAACAATTTCATCAACTTTATTGTTAAACCAATTTTTTAACTCTTCAGTCATTTTTTTATTATTTATGTTAATATTTAATTTATTATGTATCTGTTCCGTAGTAATGTTTTTAAATTTAGAAACATCGTACTTCGCTGCTACCTTTATAGAATCAGAAATAGTATCAATAAACCCTAAGTCATATGCTTCTTGTGCATTTAACCAAGTTTCTTCATCCATCATTCCAATGATTCTATCGTATAACAATCTTGTTTTCTTTTGATAAATATTAGCAATTTCACCACTAATTTTTTCCAAAACAGATGCAGTCTTTCGCATATCTTCTGCTTCACCCATTGCACCTCCCCAAGCATTGTGTATCATAAAAAGAGAGTTTTCAGCCATAACCACTTCATCAGCAGCTAAAGCTATAACACTACCCATACTTGCAGCAATTCCTTCAATATATGCTGTCGTTCTGTAAGTTCTCTTTTTTAATATATTGTATATAGCCATACCATCAAATACATCACCACCTATACAGTTGATTCGTAAATTGATTTCTGTGTCTTTATAATCTTTTATTTCATTAATAAAATCTTGTGCAGTAATTCCATAAGCACCAATTTCATCAAACAAATATATGTCTACAACTGAATCAGTTGCTTTTCCTTGTATGTTGTACCATTTTTTGTTCATATGTGCAAAATTAAATCATAAAGTAATTATATCTACCTAATTTCTATACAAAACTTTTAATAAGTTATATTTTCAGATGCTTTAGCTTTTTTCCTGTATTTATAAACTATATTTTGTGCTTGACTTTCACTTACTTCATATTTAATAGATAAGTCCATAAAAGTATGTGTTCTATTACCTTTATTAAATTGTAATCTCCTATCAAAATCTGCTATAATCATATAGTTTCTTAACCTTCTAGGATCAATCATTCCTCTTTCAGTTAAATGTCTTAATATATCTTTTTGTGTAGCAGTTTCACCAAATCTTCTTAAAACCTCTTCACACATTAACTCTAAATAATCATAAACAATATCTACTTTATTAGGTTTTTTAGACATTTTGTTTCCATTTTAAACATATTTCATCCCAAAATTTAATTACAGCTTTTCTGCAATCAGAGCAATTTATATCTTGTTTGTGTCTGGGAAATATTTTATGCCATTCATCATATAATATTTGAATTGAATCTGGTTTATGTCTACTATAATTAAAAATATTATAATTATTTTCTTTAACAACATTTTTGATATACTCTCTATCATCTAGAGTTATTGACTCAGCTATTTCTTCAAAATTCATAAGTTATTTTTAAATTATTACCATTTATTCTCAGGACATTTTCCATACCATTCAGACTTTAAAGATGTTTTTGCATCTAAGAAACAAGAGCATTTAGCACATCTTGAACCTCTATTTATTATAGGTCTTTTAAGCATTAAAAAATTCCTGTAAAAAGTACATTTTTTACAAATAGCTAGTCTTTCTAATTTTGTTTTTTTATCAACAAACATATGTTAATTTTTAAATTGTTGCTTCAGCTTCTATAACTGAAACAGTATTCTGTGATGTAGTAATATCAGATTCTACTACTACAACTCTACTTCCTTGACCCATTGCTCCCATCATACCTGCTTGACTTGTTGCATTAAATTGTGATTGTGCAAAGGATGGCATATTCATTAAACCACCATCAGCAAACTTAACACCTCCTCCTGCAGAGTTCATAGCAGATAATTGATTTCTAAACATTGCTGTACTACGTTTATTTATTACAGCTTCACCTCCCTCTAATTCTACTACTCTACCACCTACTGCAAACTTTTCTCCTCCTTGTGCATGAGATTTTCCTTGTACCATTCCTCCATCTGCAAATTGAGTTATTGTTTGAGCAGACTTAGCAGCACCTAACATAGCAGCTAAAACAGTTACAATGGCAATTAGACTTGCAGGAAATTTCTCTCCTGCTGCTTTGGCAATAGCATTTTTAGCATTAGCTATAGTTTCTAAATTAGTAGCTAAAGTAGCTGCAGCAGTAATTTTAATACCAAGTTTTTTTACACCTTGTAATTTCTTTTCCTCACCTGCCATTGTAATAAGAGATTTACCTAATGTATCTAAATCTTTTATTTGGTTTTTTCTATCTTTTTCAGCAACATCATTTTTCTTTTTTTCTGCTGCTGCTACTGTTGCAATTCTATTTAATTGAGAATCTAATATTTGACTTTGAATATTAGATGTGTCCTCACCATACTTTAGGTTTAAATTTAACATATTTTGAAGATGCTCTTGTTCTAATTCGAATTCTATTAAATCAAACATTTCTTTGTCTAGATTACCTTCAAGCATTGACTCTTTTTCTAAGTTTAAATCATCTCTTAATTTTTTTTCTAAAGCTGCTTTTTCTTCTTCATAAAAATTGACAGGGTCGCCTACATTTTTATCTTTATTTGGGTCAGGAATAATATCATCTTCAATTTTAAATTCTTCTTTTAATGCTTTATATTCTTTTCTTAAATCTTCTGCAGATATAGTTAAATCATTATATTTTTTTGTTGCTACCTCTGCTTTTTTTGCAGAATTTGTCAAGACTAATAAAGTAGGATCTGCATCATCAGTATAATCACTTTGAGCAACCATAAGTTTAGTTACGGCTTTTCTAGCTTCTTCTAAAGACATATTAGTTAAATCTAAACCTAATTTATAATCTTCATTAAGTTTAACAGCAGCTTCTCTTGCTTTTTTTGTTTCTTCTCTTTTTTTATTAAATTGTTCTGCTGCTTCTTCTTCAACAGCTTGTGCTTCTGCATCTTTTTTTCTTAAAACTATTCTTTGAATATACTGGTTATTAGCTAATTCTAATGCTGTACTTAATTCATCATTTTTAGTTTTTTCTGAATCTAAATTAGCAAAATAACTAGGGTATTGTTTTTGTAACTGTATAATTGCTAACCTTCTTTCATCAGTTCCTTCTGCTAGTTGCATTGTTTCCATTGCTAATGCGTTCATAGCAATTCTATCTTTATTTAAAGTTTCTTCTATAGGTTCTTCAATAAAATCAGTAAAATTGTTAAATAATTGTGCAGTTCCATCAATAAATGCTTGTAAACCTTTACCAAAAATAGATTCTGTTACAACTATTGAAAAACCTTGCCAAGCTGATGCCATTCTTTTAAAAGCACCTTCTAGATTATCTCCAACTGTATCTGCCATATCACCTGCTGCACCATTGGCTTGTTCTAATTCAAATGTTAAATCTGAAATATTTTGAGAACCATTTATCATAGTTTGAAAAGCTGCTACTTGTCTTAAATCTACAAGCTGCATCATTTCAGCATTAGACATACCTTCAGCATTTAATTGTGTCAATGCTTTTTGTAAATCTTCAGAACTATTAACTGTAAAACCTAATTTTTTTGATAAAGCAGATGTTGGGTCTTGCATTTTTAAGAATATATTTCTTAAAGATGTACCTGCAATAGATGCTTCAATACCTGC